TAGTGGACTCATTGAAAATCTTACGCAGTTCCAGATATTCTTCCTTATCGTTATTCTCAGGGCGAAACAGTTCATCACAGTATTGAATGAAAGAATCGTCGTTTGGATGTGTCACCCACTTGTAAAGATTGATGAGGTCAGTGTTAATATCATTTAACACATATCGCTCGGCATCAACATTCAACGCTGTGGCACAACTACCAGCGAAAGGTTCTACAAATGATTTTGGAGTGCCAATTAGGGGCAGAAGATGCTCAAGGATTCTATACTTATTTCCTGCCCACTTAAGGAATGGTTTCCTCATGTAATTCTCTGAAGTATTAGTATCATTGCACAAAAAAAGCACCCTGTCAAGGTGCTTGTGCAGGTTATTCGATTGTCACATAGGAATAACGTCCCATCCCTGCCCTTTAGGTATAACATGCTCGATAATATGTTGCACGTTGTCTAAACCAAACACAACAACTTCTTGTTGAGAATAGAATCCATTCTTTGCTTTTGGTTTAGTCCAACAAACTTTGTAGCGGTTGTTGTCAGTCAAGTTCGTTTTCATAGATTTCCCAAACTGTGATGTCACGGTTGTTTTGTTCTCTTTTAGGGAGTTTGTAAGAATAAGATTGTTTATATTCTTTATCAATTTCGTGCAGACAACCTATATAACTAAACTCTATATTACCAGCAATTACTACTCGTTCAGCATCACTATTGTTGGGAAGAACTTCATGTAATGCCCAACTAGGAAATATAATTAAATCTCCTACATTTTGCTGGTCTGGAAATATTTTGTTGCCCTTAGAGTCTAAAAAGCAAAAGCATTTCGAATCAGTAGGTCTGAGAAAATGCACCCAAGACATAAGAGTATCACCATTAAAATGGTCATGGTGATTATGTCTGGATTCTTTTTCAGTTTGATATACTTGCATCCAAAAAGGATAGTTATATCTAGACCTGTGATACAGACTTAGGTCTGATGTTGCTTTTTCTAGAACTTCCCCATAAAAATCAACAAGAACATTCTCAGGACGGTCTTGAAAGTTGATGTAATATGAAGACCAATGATTAAACTTAAGACTATAAGTCTTAAGTTTTTTTAGTTTATCAACTAAATCATCAATGGTAGTATTATCTAGGACATAATTACCAGACCAGAGTATCACAGTTTTCCTCCAACTACGCTATCATATTTTATATTAGAATCACCATCATACCCATCACGTTTCCATTTTAGATGCCAATAGGTAGCACTAATACAGTGTTCCATTTCAAGGGCAAGAATTAACTCTCGCCCATCTTCATGGTAACTTTTGTGCATACCAAATCTAGTCTTAACAATTCTTACTTTGCCAAGAGATTCCTCACCAACATAATAACTCCAATCAGTTGCCCATTTGTCGTATTCATGTATTTTAGGTTCGACAATATCAGAAGTTACAGATGTCATTGATGACCTCATCTTCAGAACCGAGAATAGAAGAAACCCAATCGTCTTCTTCTACTTGAACCATATCGTTCTCGTCCCAAGAGACGTTGAAAGTGTCATCAGTCATCATCATTTTGGTCATCGTTGTTAATGTACTGTCCGAATCCGTTGTTTTGAGAGATTTGTGCAAGGCGTTTCCAGTCTTTCAACTGGCGACGCTTTTTCTTGAGAAGTTTTAGTTCATCGTCGCTATATGCGACTTGTCCGTTTTCACCCTTGCGGATGACTTTGTTCAATAGGCGAATGTCTTTCTCCAACATCATTAGTATTGCATAGGTTTAGAGGGTTTGGGAGAACCATGTGCAGGTTCTCCAACTGTCACACGATGAGTTTCTTGGTAGGTGTAACAATCCTGCTGAACATACTGTTATACTGTTCCTCCAGATTAGGAGCAACCTTAACAATATACATCACCATTCTTTTAGGAATAGTAATTGTTTCTTCGGCAGGGTCTTGAAGGGGAGCAAAGGGTGCGAAACCCATTTTGCTGCCATCCTCAATAGGAATGGCAACGATTGCATCAGAAATAGTAATGTTATTAGACGTATCTTCAACTACGTCAGCAACAACATTCTCACCGCTAATGAAGCGGATACATTTTACAGTCATCGATAAAGTTCAGTCAAGTGTAATTTGTCAACGATACCTTCAACCTCTCGCATTTTACAGAGGTAGGTTTCTTCAGGTAGGATTTTATCATGATAGTATCGTTTTTGCAAGTCGGAGACATACAAGAACAACGCATCTTTGAGAATCAGTTTCTCATCTAAATCAAGGATTGCAGTGTGAAGACCAATCATCAGGCATCCCTCCGTAGAGTCTTAAGATAGTCAAGAACATATGAACGAATATACATCAGTTCGTGATAGCACTTCTGATTGTGAGCACACTGACGCAATTTGCTATCAGGTTTGAGGACAGACTCGATAAACAAGTCTAGTCCTCGATTGAACTTAATGTCCTGAGATTCGTCGTCGAAGTTCATTTGAATTAGTATTGAACGGTGTAATCCAGGTCGTAGTCTACTTCAGAAAAGTCGTCAAACTCCAAAAGTTCAGATTCTTTTTCGATTTCAGTACCATCCTCCATCATCATCGACTGCATCAAACTTTCGTCCTTTTTTGTTATCACTTTTGGATTGATAGTTGTCATAGTTGTCATCTCCCCAGTTAGAACGATTGGTGCCGCCTTTTGCTCGCTTGTCACGGATAGATTTGCCAGGAGAGTAGTAACCTCGTTCGTTACCACCACGTCGAAAAGTCTTACCCATTGTGTTGTGTGTTGAAATTAGAATAAACTACTAATAATATGTATCAATCTACATCCTTGTAGATAGACAGGTAATCTTCTTCAGTCATCTCAGGATGTTCAGTGTTGATAGGATAAATTTGCGTGTGCAATTCTTCAAAGACGAATCCTACACCGTGCAGAAAGTCTTGCACTTTGCTAACAACGTCATCCAGATAAACTCCTTCAAACTTCTTAGTCGTTACAGTTTCGTCCTCATCAATAGCGGACAGAACGAATCGGGGCATTGGATTTCCTCCTTGAGTACCCTGATAGTATAGCACGAAAAACGGGGGTTCAAGACCCCCTGTGCCACTTATTACAACTGTCCCATCTCGCAATGGTGGTCAAAGGCATGTTGAACGCAATACCCATCTGCTCTGACATAATGAAAAAATACCTGATGGAAATAAGATTTGTAATCTCCCTTCATTGGTTCTCTCCAATGAGTTAATTCGCAACCCCTATAAAGAACGCCATCTCCAGGAAGACAAGTTAGTCCAACTCTAGAAACAGTATCACTTTGAAAATATAATGGCCATTCATAATCTAAGTTATCGGACACATGAAATGAAACGCTAATTTCGCACGAATCTCTATCGCAGTGGGGAACTAATTCATTACCTTTAAAATAAAACCTATCAAAATAATAAGTTGGATATAATTTTTCACCAATAATATTCTCTACTATATTTTTAATTTGGTAGTGGAGTTCTTTATATTTTGGAAAATTATACCTAGAAAAACTTCCATTTACTTGTCCTTCTACACCATCATATCTAACCACTCCTGGTTTAACGTAATAAAATGTACCTCTTTGCCATGGAGGTTCTTCAATATATTCTGTTGGGTCTGCAAGCATTTGAAGTTTAACTACAGACCAATCTTTTTGAATACTCATCATTTCCACCTTGGTCCTTCAATCCAACCAACTAAGGACTTTCTATGACCAGAACGAACTGGTTTTACTCTATGTAAGCATCTACTATCAAAAACTGCAAGTGTTCCTCTATGTTTGGGAATAAAACTTGTTGCTCTATCAGAAAATTGAATTTGCACCTCTCCACCAGTATAATCATTGGGGTCGGATAATTGCAGAATTATACTTAACTTACGACACTTTTCTAAATTACTCTGAATAAACTCATCAGTTTTATTTTCAAGTGTTGGTTGCCTACAATTAGCAATATCACCATCAACATGCCAGTTATAGTATTCTCCAGGTTCATATGAAGTATATTGCATAGTCCCACCTTCAAAACCATCAATATCATATAGGAAGTTTTCTTTATTTGCTAGCATAACATAATGCCAACACAATCCAACAATCCAATTCTTTTCATTTACCCAAAGAGTTTTACTGTCCCTAATTTCAAGATGAACCCCACTAGTAGTTCTACTTGTAGAAAATGAACTATCATGAGGTTGTAAAGTACTTTCAACTAGTTCCACCAACTCAAGAGGCATCGTTGTTTGAAACCAATATAAATTATTTGCCATTCAAAATACCATTCATGATATAATATCTATATATTCTACACCATGTTGATATTGATGTCAAAGGTACATACAGTTTTTCCAAAAACAATTTATGAGTGTGAAAATGTTTTGGTAGAAGAATTAGAAAGACTATCTACGTTTTGCACAACACAGTTTGAATACAGTAGGACACCTTTACTTAATGTTCCATCTACACATAAAGTTGACGATAAACTTCACACATATACGGAAACAAAAAAACTTGTAAATGAAATTTGTATTCACACAGTAGCATATTGCCACCATCTTGGATACACAACAGAAGAAATATCGGACTTAAAAATTGTAAATATGTGGACAAATGTAAGTTCGAAGGGCGACTATATCTTTCCACATGTACATAGTGATAGTTTTATCTCTGGAGTATATTATATTGAATGTGAAGAAGATGAAATAGTTTTTTTCAACAATCCAACTGAAATAATGGATAGGCGTCCAACAAATAAAAACGAATATAACTACGACTATTATAAGTTTTCTTGTAATCCTGGCAAATTACTATTATTCAAAAGTAATATGTTGCATGGAACACATGCACAAAACTCCAAGAGAAAGATTGGAATTTCATTTAATATTCGTTGATACATACTATAGTTGATTCATTATCATGGCAGAAAAATCTTTACTCCATCAGAAAAAATCTATTTCATCGGTTGATGAGTTGTTAGAAGTTGAAGCAGATAAACTTATGCATGAGGCGGATGACCTTATCCTTGGTGCAAATAATATTACAGATGAACATAGAGCAGGTCTAAAACTTGCAGCAGAGTTTATGCGCTCTCATGGATTGGAAGAAGCAGCACATGACTTACTAAATCTCTACAACATGGAAGTTCTGCCAACATATAATCTTGAAGATAGTGAGTTCATTCAAAGAATGAAAGAAGCAAACATTTACGTCAATCCCCAAGGATACATGAAAGTTGGTGAAGGTAAAGATGCGATTCGATATCCTATTGTAATGATTAGTGGAGATATTATGAGATTTGAAATTATGTTCCAGAAATTAAAGCATGACCTAAAAAATGAACTTCAATCTGAAAATAATTGATAATGTAGTATCAAAGGACTATCAAGAGTTTATTAAAAAGGAAGTATTAGCAACTACCTGGTTCTACAAAAATCTATCTGAAGATACACCAGTAGAAGAGAAGGAAAATTTTGTACCAGTTCCAGGATTTTCAAATTTAATGTACACAATAGATGATGAATCTACATTTAATAGACATCTTTTCAATATCGTAATGCCACTGGCACATCTTGCCTGCGAACAAATTAACTTTTCTATAGATAAACCATATTTTGTAAGAACATTTCTTCAACAACCAGTTGTAGGTGCTTCGGGATTATCAAACCCACATGTTGACATGATAAATGAAGACCATTTGGTTTGTTTATATTATGTTTTAGATTCTGATGGCGACACAGTATTCTTTGATAAATTTTGCGATTCTAATGAAAGACCTTCATTTTCAAATTATGAAATTATCGAGTCTGTAACTCCAAAGCAAGGTAGAGTAGTTTTATTTAATGGTAGAAAATATCATGCAAATATGTTACCTCAAAAACATGTGAGGTCTGTAATTAATTTTTGTCTAGGAGGACAATTTAATGAGTGATTTATTTTTAGAAGTAAGCAATTTTCTTACTAATGACGAAATTGAAGTTGTAGAAAAGAATATATTAACACCAGAGTTCCCTTGGTTTTATCAAGAACGTTCTACCAGTGACTTATTTCCTTTCTTTTCACATGTTGTCAATCCAAGATGTGAAGATGGGCAAAATGATATTCCTATTTCAAATTCTTCCTTGTCACATTTTGTTAGACCTATTGTAGAAAGGTTCTGCGAAAAACATCTGGGAAGACCGCTACAGAAATTATATCGCTCAGCATTTAATGCGACCTATGGATGGAATCTAGAATATCCATTTATTGAACCCCATGTAGACCATTTCTTTGACCATTATAACTTAATCATCTATTTGAACGATGATTTTGAAGGTGGTGACACACTTCTTTTTGACAAATATCT